GGGATAGTCTGCTCACTCACAATCTCACCAAAGCATTATTATAAAAGAAAAGAGCCACTAAATTAATAGTGACTCGGTTCAAAATAAAAATGAAAGGTTGGTAGTTATAGTATAGCATAATTAATCCCTAAATCCAATAGTAGTAGGATTAATAAATACACCTGCGGCAGTCATTACAGCTAATACAGCATTAACCCATGTGTCATATCCTTCCGGAACGTGGTATAAGCCAAACACTTGGCCTGTGATTGCTACTAATGAAAACATTGCCATCCAAAAACCTTTATTTCTAAATCTCTTATTATCCATAATATCCTCCAAATTCTTTCTTTCTCGAAGACTTCTTTCTTTCTATTTCTAAGTAAGAGCCGATATCTAATGGTTCTAGTGGGTCGTGATAGCTATCGATAACACCTTCTCTTAATGCCCATTGCACAGCATCTTCCTTCCATTGAGGACATTTACTTGAATTTGTATCCTTAACTATCTGATTAAAAGGAAAGTTGAGTCCTGGACAAGTTTTGTTTGCGTAATCACTATGTTGCTTAAGTGGTAAGTCTCCGTAACGACTCCTAATATCTGCGATCAAATCAACCAATTCGTTATACATATCAGTAGATACATTATCTTTGTCATAGTTACCAACTACACATATACCGATAGATTTATCGTTCATGCCTTTTGTATGCGCTCCACTGATGTTTTCTGAACGACCTTGGATAACTGTAGCCACTCCATTAACCCTCTCTATAACCCAATTGTATCCTATATCACGCCATCCTAAATTTTCCACGTGATACCTTTTAATAGCGTTAAAATCCTTTGTTGTACCATCCTTTGTAGCTGAATGATGTATGATGATTACTTCAGGTTTATTCATTATTTCCACCTTTCTTTTAGTATATCTACGGTCTTAAAGCCAATACCGTCTATATAATCCAAATCTTCCACTGTGGCGTTTTCGTTAGCGTCACAGTAATAGATTATACTCTGCGCTCTATCGTGTCCTATACCGTATACTTCGGTTAACTCTTCATATGTAGCTGTGGTTATACTTGGTTTGTATGTAAGTCCTAATAATAGAACACTTATAACTAAAGTTACAAATACAGCCCATAATATTTTATTTCTCACCACTACCTCCCCTCATAACTAATAATTGATCAATCTTGCCCTCTACTCTAATTAGGTATTGTTCTACTTTATTCAATTCTTCTTTGGTAGCAGACTCTTTTTCAAGTCTGCTTACCCTTACATCTAAATTGCTGTATACTATCTTGATTAAAGCACCAATAAACCCGACTAGAACAGTAGATGAAACCGCTACTTGCACTGTTGTCATTTAGCACCTCCTAGTTTATCCTTTATTTTGTCTATAACGTCTTTTGTATAACAAACAATAACCGTGATTATACCAACTAACATAATTAACGCACTTGCAAAAGTTAAAAAATCATTTAACATTAGTTACCCCTCGCTTTCAACACTTCCCTTTTGGCTTTTGTTGAACCATCTGATTTAATTTTAGCAAGAACTCTAGAAGCTGAAATTGCTTGTTCTTGTGTTTTGATTTCTTTGTCTTTTAGATATCTTGAATACATCTCATCTACATATTTACCTTCTGTTTCTTGCCACAATTGTTTTTCTTCTTGTGTTAAGTTTAACACTTCTTTATTAAATTTGAAACTATTAGGAGGTTTTCTATCAGGGAAAACTTTAGTTTCGTTAGTTAATTCAGAGATGGTTCTAATTTTATCACCGTAATCAGTTGGTTCGTAAGTTGTTGTAGTAGCAGGATCTAATAAAGATCCGATAGGTCCGCTAGTTCTTTTCATCTCTCTTCCTAAGGGATCGAATTTAGCTGGCAATCCTTTTGAGGTGTATTTCTTTGGCAAAAACGGCAAAGCTGGTATATTAGCCTTAATTTTATCTGTAAATGGACTCTCTCCTGTCCTTGTTTCTCTGATAACCGGGTCAATAGCTTGCGCAGTTTGCCTAACTATACTAGGAACAAACCCAGGTAACGCTTCTTTAGCTGGTACTGATAATATATCTGTAAAATTAGTATCATCCCTCATGCCTTCATACATCATTTTTTTAATGATGAACATTGTAGGTAAATCTACTGCTTCTTCCCACGTTGCTTCACTTAATGATTTTAATGCGTCTTTTGGGTTACCTGGTTTCTCTGCTGACAATCTTGCTCCTACAGCTATAGGAGTCGTCATAGGAGCAGCCCAATTGTATGATTTAATAGTATCACCACTTTGCTTCTCTGTGCTTTCTCCTTTAATCAATCTACCTAGTGCACTTGTATTGATTTTGTAATTTCCAAGACCTTCTGCTTGATTAAATGCATTTACATCATAATCCTTGCTGTCGTCAGCTCCACTTATGATTCCAAGATCATTTAACTTCATACCCAAAGCAATCAAACCAGTTCCAGTTGTAGCTCTACCTATTTGCATTGCTAATTCTCGTTGAGTTTGTGGAGAAATATTTTTACCTGTCGTTGCTAAGTCGAATATAGATGCTGCTGCTTTTGTATACCCTAACGGAGAGTATTCGAAACCTCTTGTAATTATATTTCCTGGAACTCTAGTGTATTTTAATGTTAGATCGCCTAATCCAAATTCTCCGACCTCTTTGAATAATTTCTTATTTGTGTCCAAATGAAGTCTGTTAAGGTGCGACTTTGTTTTACTCATAAAATCAGCTAACCCACTGTCATTTTGAAAAGTTGCAAACTCCGCTTCTTTTACAGCTGTTTCTATTTCTTCTCTTGTGGCTTTTCCCATGATTTCATCAAAAGACATTTTATCAACTTCTTTGCCTAATCTTGCTCTGACTTGATTATAAACAGAATCAGCTTTAGTGAATCCTTTAAAAAATTCATCTGGCGTTTGCAATGAAACTGACATTGTTTTTTCCAAACCCTTACCTAGCCTTGATTTAAAAGCACTACCAAATAACAAGTCGTACTTACTCTGCTTACCTTTTGATACTCCTGCAGTGATTTCAAAGAAAGATTTTTTTCCTTCTCTAAACCCTTCGTTAAGTGCTTTTTTCCAAGGTGGCATTTTAGCTATTACAGAACGATTACCAGTAAACATCGATATACCCCTGTCAGCTATAGAGGCTGGTATCCTAGAAGTCATTTCACCAGCTATCGACGCCGTGTTGCCAAAGATATTCCTAAGGAATGTTCTTCCATTCAACAGGTGAGACATCGCTTGAATAGTTGATAGTTTTCTTGCTTTAACTACTGGGATCTTTTCAAAAACTTTATTCATAGTAAGAGCAGTGTTCATTGCTTTTAACTCTTCAAAACTGTTACTAGATAAGATTTGATTCTGAATAGCTTCTTTTTCGCCTGCTTTACCAAGTCTTTTCGAAATAGCCTCGGCCAATTCCTGTGGTGTCATTTTGTTAATCATTCTAATATCGTCTCCAACCTCTGAAATTAACTTGGGTTCGACTTTTACATTTGCTTCGCTTAATGTATTGGTTGCCCACTTCTGCATTCCCTCAGGAGTGTTTTTAGACCATATAGATGCAGCTTGCACGTCTTGCCCTGCTCGTCTAAACTTCTTCGCTAATGATTCAATGATTTCTACTGCCTCCGCGTCTCTTCCGGCTACTTGTAATTTAGAAATTAAGTCTCTGCCTATTTCAGGTTCAATAGCACTACCAAATTGATCACCTTCTTTAACCATTCTTACAGCGGTTTCGAAGTTTTCTTTTACTACTTGTTTTGCTAATTCAGTCCTAGCCTCGTTCGATGTTGTAGCAAGTTCTAAATCTTTGATTCTTCTAGTCAATTCTGCAGTTGTATCGTCTGATCTTCTAGCGGTTTCAATGAAATTTGCTTCACTCACTCCAACCTCAGGAGTTTTAAACTCAGCTTCTCTAGGTTTACCCACAGATATATCCACAGGTTGTGGAATGGTTTTAGTTTGTTCAATCGGTTTAGGTGATTCAATTTTTTTTATTTCCTCTTTTTTTGTTTTTGATATTAATTCTTCTACGGTAGTTTTTGGTTTTACGTCTATCGAATCAATATATTTTTTTGAACCGTCAGGAAATTCAACTTCAACTCTACCAAAAGCACTTCTCCCTGTTGCGTTCCCTTCACCAAAAGGAGTTATAACACTTTTTCCTTTATAATTAGTACGTTCCTTTGCTATTTTTTTTGATAATTCTTTTGGAGTTAATCCACCTTCTACTTCATTAAACGAATCACCCTGTATTAATTTTCTTTTTTTCGCAGCTTGCTCCATTCCAATTGTTTTCAATCTTCTTGATTTTTCTTCAATGCCAAAGTTAGAATTTTGTATTTTCTCTTTCAACATATTTGTTTCTATATTAATTTTATTAATTTCTTCTAATATAGATTTATCTACTTCTGTTAAATCAGCTTCTTTTGTTATTTGTGGTACTTCTACTGGTTTCGGTGGTTCTATGGTAGTAGGTGAAACTTCTTGTGGTCGTCTAAGTGCTTCTAATTGCTGTCTTTGTCCTGTTATCTGAGGTTCTAACGACTCTCTTAATGCAACATCTACGTCTATTCCAGTAGTCTCTAAGTAAAGCTCTTTTAAGGCTTGTTCTGTATCTGCGTCGGTTTTACCAAAAGCTCCACCAAAATTCTCTTTACGCCATGTATTGAAGTCGTCAGTTACTTGTTGAGGTGTTTTGTCAAATTGTTTGTAATACTCTTCTACTTCAATATCTTTTGCAACTCTCTCTTGTGTCTTAAGGAAGTCCTCTGCGCTTACACCCTCTAATCCTAATTCTTTTGCTATGTCAGGATTCTTTTTAACAACTGTGTCTATTAATTTATCAGCTTTTTTAGCGTCAATGTTAAGCTGTTTTGCAACTTGTTCTGTTGCTCCTGATTGTCTTAATTCGCTTAATCCCTTTATAACTTTTCCTGCTCCTGCAAAAACCAAATTCGCAACAATGTCAAAAGTCACGTTTTCAGCAATTTCTTGCCCTACATTTCTTCCGCCAGTTGCAGCTTCAATAGCACCGATACCAGTACCGATAGTAACATCTTTTGCAAGTTCGCCAGTTAACGTACCAAGAGCACCTGTACCAGCACTAACAGCTAATCTTTGAGATAAAGTAGGGGCTAAAGTTCCTGTTGCCGCTCCAACTCCGCCTGCTCCTAGTGATGGTGCTGCGCCTCCTGTTATAGCACCGCCACCCAAAGAATAAGCACCACCGTACAATCCAGCTTTACCTAAAACTTCACCAACTTTAAAAGGAGTTGTCTTTTCTGCCTCTTTAAACGCTTCGGTAGTCTCAGGTGTACTTATTTTTTCTAATAACTTAGGCTGGACACCTGCTGTAATTCCTTTTGCAATACCTGCGCCGAATGGCTTTTCTCTTGCTTGTGATCTCAAGAACTCCTGGTTAAGTTCTCTTACTCTATCTATTTCAGATTGTGTTTGTTTAGGTTTTCTAGTGATAGACATAATTTCTTTCTGAATATCATCAGGCGTTCTAGTTGTTGTGCTTTTAAGTTGTTCTGGAGTTTTACTAGTTCCAATTACTTTTATATCATCGGTTTCGAATATATTTTGCTTTAGTGGATCGGGTGCTTCAGCCCCAACTCTTCTTATACTTTCTTGTATTCTTTTGGAAGGATCAACTTCCATTAGTCTAGGCTGTGGTTTGGCACCTAATCTTTCGCTCAATTTTGATTTGCTTTTATTTGCCAATCGTTGTGATAAAGACATCTTTACCTCCCTAAAGTTCTATATAATTCTAATCTGTTTTCTGCCTGTTGTATTTCTCTCATACTTAATCCGTTTTTAGAAATCAATTCAATAGCTTGTTCGTCTGTTAATTCATCTTGAATAGATACTATATAGTCAGCAGTAGCATCAACAACTTGCGAGCCAGTTGGTCTTACTGCGCTTCCAGTTATAGGATCTCGCGTACTTAACCTGTCTATTATTGCGTTTATCCCTTGTTGATATTCGTTAGTTGATACTAATGGTTTTGGTGGTTTAACCGCTGCGCCACCAGTTTTCGGTTTTGTAGAAGTAGGTGCTCCAATCAATTGCATTTCTTGTGGTGTTAAAGGGATACCTTTAGTCCACTTGCTCATAGCGAAGTCTGTTGCGTCTTGTTGGGCTGTAGCTTGTCCTTGTTCCATTCCTGCTATTTTCTGTTGTCTAGCCATTTGTAAATACGGAATAAGCGGATCGTTAGGGTTAATTGCCATTCTTCTGTTAATCTCAGCTTGGTAATCTGCTCCATATTGACCTATTGTGCTAATAGCTTCTTGTCTGAGTTGTTCTTCGGCTTGTCTACCTCGTTGTTCTTCTGCTAAACCTTCTTGATATGCTCGCCGTTCTTCAATGTCACCTCTTTGTAACTCTCGCTCTCTATCAGCCATTTGCATCTGAAGTATTCTATCGAGTGCTGATGCTTCTCCGCCAGCTTCTAACGCTGCAATATCTCTAGCAAGTCCTGATTCTACAGCTTGTTCTTGTGCTGCTATTCCTGACAATTCTTGCGCTTCTTGTGCTTGTAATCCGCTTAACGCTTGTCCGGATTGAACATTTTGCGCTATTTCGGATTGTTGTTCAGCGCCTTGTGCCTGTTCGCCACCGCCTAATGCTTTTGATGCTAACAGTTTTCTGAACGCTTCTTTACCTAACTCTGATTGAGTTTTGACACCGGTTCTAGCTCGTCTAAACGCTGGCGCTACCGCTTCTCTACGTTGGCCTAATGCACTTAGTTGGCTTTCTGCTGACTTTTTAGCGGATTCTGTACCAGCTTTAATTCTCTTTTGTTCGATTCTGTTAATAAAGTCCTCGTAATCGAAAGTAGGTTCTTGTCTACTTGAACCATAACGTCTAGTTTTGTCTCTATTTTTATCGAAAGCACTTGTTAATCTACCACTACCTGTGGTTTTTCCACTTTCTCTAGCTTCTTTGCCACGTTGTTCGGCTGCTAAGTTAACAGTTTTAGTTTGTTCTCTACCTCTTTCATCAATATAGGTTCGCTTTTCTCTAGGTTCTTTTTTCGTTGATCCGGCCGACTTACCGAATCGTTCTTTGTATCTTTTTTCGTAATCTGACTTTATTTTTTTCTCTCTATCAGTTAACGCCATTAGTCTACCTCCTTTATATAGGTGTACTTTTCTAACTTTTCAATAGTTTTGAACGATACGCCGTTTATGTTTTCTAACTCGTTGTAATCAGTTAAACCATTCTCTTGTATATAATTATACACCATTTCTGCTTTATCTTCATTAATGTATTCGTGTAGCTGATCAATATCAGCCTGTAAGATGTTTACTTTAGGCACTATGACAAAGTTATCGAGTACAAAATAAAGTGCTATACAGATTGAAAATAGCATAATTAGAGTTATCTGCAAAAGGTTGGTGCGGAAGGTAGAATTTATTTTTTCTACCTTCTCTTTATCAACCGTAACTATTTTTATGTTTTTAATTAAGTCAAACATATTACACCGCCAACGCTACCGCAATCATTGATTTTAATTCGTCGTATTCAACTTGATTAATATCTTGATCAGATAAATACTTGTCAAGCGTAATGTCTCTTAGTTTGATTAATTCTTGATCATTATAAAGTTCCATCTCTATCGCTTTTTTAGTCATATGATATTTTGACATTAGATTTCCCCCTTTAGCTTTTGTTGTTCATAGAAGAGAATAGCTATGTTTTCTGCTTGTATTTCCGCTTCAGTCTTCGGTACTGGTAATGGCGTGCAATCATGTGCATCAACTACCGCTTGAACCTTCGCCAATAAACCCACTGGTTCTCCATCAATTGGGTTTGTTACTTCTGCTGTGTAATCGTACCAAACATCAACCGTGTGTTCTGTTTCTAATCCTTCGTCAATAACTTCTTTTGTAAGTTTCTGATAAGTAGTTACTGTTTGTTCTTGTTCGTCTGTTGTTGTGGTTTTTTGAATGTCAGAAAAAAGTATCACTGTTGGATTTTCTTCACCGACAAAGTATTTATCTATCGGATATACATTTGCTTCTATTAATTCGCCATGTAATTTTGTTGATAAACAACCATTGTATTTTAATTCTAATAGCACAATATCACCCCTTCCTATTTACTAATTACAAATCTGCTGCCAGCCAGTAGGTTCAATGGACTGCCTGTGCTCACTTGGTAGGCTCTGAAATCAATAGTGTCACCTGCGTCAAACCATTTTTTAAACGAAACCCTTGGCGTGCAAGTAAAGTTTAGTCCAGCGGCATTCCTTACATCGGGTTCAAATTCTACATTGTCAATATAAGCAGAAAGGTATCTAAAACCATTATTATCTGCAGTAAACGCTCCAAATGCTGATACAGTTCTATAACCACTTTCTCTGCACGTCCATGTGCTAGTGTCTACATCGAATTCATTTCTGTTGTCTTTTACTTTATTTGTGAAAAGCACTTTGGTTACAGTCTCTGGTATTGACTGTGTAGAGGGTCTAGTATATTCGCAATACGCTTGTTCTTCCAACCTCTTAGCAGTTTCAGAAACACCCGCACTATCAACATAGTCAATTGCAGAGAACCCAGCAAACAGCATGTCGTCATTTTCGTTGTTATGCGCTCCAAATGTGAGTATCCCGCCAATTAAAGTTGTTTCAGCTGTGATTGATTCAGACCATTCTCCAAAGTTAACTCTACCTCTTGCAGTTAAACTACTACCTTTTTTCTTTAATACTAACTCTACAGTATCACCAGGTTCGATAGGTAGTGGCACAGTATAAAGAACTTGTATATTGTTTTCTCTTACTGCGAGTCTTAAGTTATCACTTTCGATTGAAAGCCTTACATTGTTTTCAAAATTAGGGTTGTCATAATCTGACTCAACCCAATACGTTATAGATCTTAAAGTAGCCACGGATTGCGTTCTTTTTATTAATCTAGCTATTCCACTTTCCCATTGAATATTTGTTCTTAATGATGAAAAACTACTTGCATCAGAGCCTTTTATATCACGAATGATATATTTTCCGAACTCTTTGCCTACGAAGTAATTCCCTGTATCTACCGTAAAAATAGCTGTGTCTATCCCGTTTACTTTTTCTTGGAAATACTCAGGTTGTGCTAGTGTAGGGTGTTTTTTAATACTTTGGATGTAGTTAAAATTAACATTAGTAACTCCAGTTGCGGTTACAAAAATTCTAAATGATTGAATGTTTGATAAATCAGCACCAGTGCCAATAACTAAAGGCGTATTTACTACGCTTGCCACTTCCCATTTATTGTCTGTAAAATCAGTGAAAATGTACCTCGAATAGTCTCCGCTAAAAACAGCATCACTACACAGTTCTATTCCAATGTTAGTTATTACAGACGAATCTATAACTTTTGTAAGCATTCCTAAGAAATCACTTGCAGTAAAATCCTCGCCACCTAATAATTTTGAGAAATCTATAGGGGTTAAATTTTCAAACCTAGCCGAGCCAGAACCATTAGAGGTTGTAATTTTATAGCTTTGTTTTCCTACCGCTTTATCAGCCGTATCGACACCAAATATAAAGCCAGCACCAACTGTAGCATCTGCGTCTGATTGACCGTCCCATAAACCTTTTTGACTAACTGCAAATCTAGCAGCATCGTAAAGTTGTGAGTTATATACATTGCTTTTGATGTTACCTGGTTCATCTGACAGTTTAATATCTTTTAAACTTCCGTCAGAAATATTAAGCGGTGCTAAATCATCTACGTATTGTTTGTTAACCGCTTGCGTGCCACTAGAAGGTATTGGAACTATAGGGCTAGATGAAAACGTTTTAGTTCCAGCTACTGTTTGATTACCTGTCAATTTAACATTTTGGCCATCAGCTGTACTTAAGTTATCTATAATCTGTCTATTTTCTTCTAGTGCGTCACCAACGTTGTTAGCTGTCACACTTGCTGAGTTGTGTCCGATTGCATTAGACCCACTATTACCTAAAGTTTCATCTGCTAATGCAGGTAATAACGTTGTGTTGTTGTACGTCTTTGAATCAATTCCAGTTTGGTCAAAAGATAATTTTAATGCAGTTGCTTGGCCTTTTACTTGATCGGGTTGATTTTGAATGTTATTAGTAGCGTAAGTAGACTGCGGTAATGTTTTCTTTGCCATTTGTTACCTCCTATCTTGAATAACCTTGTGATTGAGCCTGTAATAACAGCTTCAAAATGGTTAACTCTTCATTATTTGTATCGTTTTCGAATATCACTTGTAGATAAGTAAATTTTTTAATCTTACCTCTTAACCTTTGTGGCTGTGGGTTTAAGTTTGTCAAGAAAGACCAGTCATTAAAGTCAACGTTATCAAAATCCATCAAAACATATCTAACGGTAAAGGTTTTTGAATCTTCCTCGTTTTTAATGTCTGTTACGAACTTAATATCTAACTCTGTTCTAGGGTGTGGTTTGATCGATACCCATTGGTTAGTCATAAATTTTCTATACTCCAACGAATCAAAATCATAGAATCCAGTTGCCATTCTACAAGGTATTGTATCTCCCAAAACTTCTCCGTCTGCTAAAAATTCTCTATCGAACCTAGAAACGTTACCATTTCCAGCAAAATACACTTGACCTTCAATGTCTATAATTTCTGTAGCAGTGATGTTAGTATATCTATAAAACGTATCGTTTCCGTAGTTCCAAACGTACACCACACCAGCTATATTGAGCCAGTATTCTTTATCATTCTGATTGTCAAATGTAACAGCCTGTGATAAATCAAGGATTTGTAGGCTTAATTTTAGCCTGTCTGAGACTATCTTTGCATTACGTTCATCTTCTACGCCTGTTGCTGATGACCATCGCCACATTGAAAAACCATCCAGTGAAAGAGGATTGTTCTCGATAAGTCTAACTTGATTAGGAGCTAGGTTTCCGACTGCATTATTAAGATCTCTGTAAGGGTAAATAAATCTATTTAATCCAGGGTTTTGAGCGAAGTTGGGGTTGAACTCAGGGTTAACAATCTTTGTTTCATTTTTCTTGAACACTAATAACGATTGATATTGTGGTTCGAGGTCTGTGATTGCGAATTCATCTGTTCCTACTGCCACAAATGAGTTTACTGCAAAATAATTCGCTCTTAAGATTCCACTAAATCTAAAAATATTCTTTTCGTCAGAATTACCCCAAATGAATAAGTTTGTGTCGTTCTGAACACCATACGCAATGGCATACTTGTTGTTTTTAACTAAATTAGCGTTTCCGGCAACAACTTTTGTCCACTGAATCGATACTTCAACTTCGTTACCTGGTGCAACTGTAAATGTAACTTGACCTAGCGGTCTATTAACTGTAAAGTCAACTCCTTCGGTTTGACTTGCACCTCCTACTGTAACCACTAATAAATCTGCATCTATGTCAGTTTCGGCCAACTGGTATAGTGTTGATGCGTTATCACCTACAAACGTTTGTATTTTCTTGCCAGTCAATAAATTGATTTCCTCGAACAATGTGCCACCACCAGCAGGAGGTGCGTTCAATGCAATTGTAGGAATGTAAGGGTCTACATCTTGGTAAGTTGTACCGTCATACTCTTTGTAATCAACTCCGTTTAAGAAGTAAATTTTACTATCGAACCAAAATATACTAGTTTTAAAATCTGTGATAGATCCGATTATAGTAACCGTTCCTTCTGTAATTAAATCAGCTATTTCAATTGTATCTGTATCTATCGACATATCGTACTCGTACACTTGCCCATTCCAACACGTTAACAGTATGTCTTTTCCTTCTATTGTAAAATAAGCTACCGCTTGCACATTACCTGCGCCGAAATTAATAAACTTATGGTGTCCTGGACGCTTCTGTGCTTTGTAGTCTTTTGTAATTCTAAAGTTGTCACATACCAAAGCTTCGCCTACTTCTAACTCTGTTTCTCCTACTGCTTCATTAATTCCTAAAAACTTACTAATTTCAATAGGTTTAGGAGGTTTTTGAAAACTTGCTCTAGCCATTAATGACCACCTCCGTAAAAGTCTGTTAATACCTCTGCGCTTAATGGTTCGTCAGATGTGGCCTCTTCTTTATTTTCCAGACGTCTACTTTCAGCCCAGTTAACTAAGTCTGTGTTTTCATAAAAACCTATTTTTGAAATAACATCATAGATAATAGTTTGTGCAAAAGTTGTATCTAACTGTAACTCGTCATCTAATGAAGTGATTGTAACAGGAACAGGCTTGTAAGTAACTCTTATCTTGCCTTCAAAGTAGAAATTGTAGTAAAAATCCCTAAAGTTTTCAATTTTATAATTAGGTGATTGCGAATATTGTCTCGTTGGAAACTCTTCTACAACCATATCTACCGCGTTGAAATCTTCAGGTAAATCATATTTAACCCAAGGCTCATAAGTAGGAACTAACTCAGGTTTATACTTTAACTTCCACAAAGCCCTGTTAACGTGTATAAAATGCTCCGTACCTTCAATTTTAAGTCTAACTCTATTGCTAGTATCAGAAACATTTAAAACGCCTTTATAAGTCGTTATCGAAGTAATACCAGTAGGTGTTATTGTGACTAAATCAACCCATGTTCCAGCTACATTCTCTTGGTAAGTAAGTGTAGCGTTATCACTAGCGCCTTCTGTAACTTGAATTGAATAACCTTGAACTCTATCCACACCCCTTTCGTTAGGGTAGAACTGTGTTTCTCCTTCAAAATCAACATAATCCATATCAGAAAGTATACCTAATCTATTTTCATCAGCTGTATTGGTGATTTCAATTTGTTTCGTATTCTTGTTGTACTTCCACATTTCCTTTTGTGCCATATCAGTAAGTTCGATAGTCTTTTTCTCTACATCTATGTTATCTTCTTCTGAAATCGGAACACCATCTTCAGTGTACTGGTCAAGAAGTGAAAGTATTTTGTTATATATTTCTTCTCTTACGGTAGACATTTTAAGCCTCCAATTCTGCGATTAAATCGTCTTTTCCTTTCCTGTAAGTGTTAATACCTTTTTCTGATGCCATCTTTTTTAACTCTTGATAAGATAACTCTGATAAATTAACTTTACCATCTACTTTGTGGCCTTTTACATCGTCAACCACTTCAAATAGAGTTGTAAGAGTTTTAATATCGGTAGCCGTTAGTTTGGTTTCATCGATCTCAGCTAATCCATTCTCGTCAAATCTAAATATCGGAACAATTCTTTTTCTTCCACCAGGCTTTCTAACTCTACGTTGTACAATTCTATTTGGAATCTTGCTTTTTAAAATCATGTTTTCCCTCCTATTAAAAAAGAGGTGAAGGTCTTAACCCTCACCTCCTTCAGTGTATTAATCTACTAATGCTAATGGTGCGTTTAATTGAGTAACTAAAACACTACCTACAGTACCACTGTAAGTTGTATCGTCTTGATCTAAGATTTCAAATGTTACCTTTTGAGTAGCTGGATCTTTAAATCTGTTTGATTCAAGAGGCCCAATTACTGCAAATTCACCATCTGTAATATCTACGTCTAAATCAGTGCCGCCAGCACCAAAGCCATTTGCTTTAACTTTGATTCTACAATCAGCACCACCGCCGTTTTCTACTAACAAGATAATCTTGTCATCGCTTCTATCATAAACCATTGTTTGAGATGCAGCACCAGCAGTCTTAGTCCAAGCTACACCATCGTTTCTTACTTGTTGAATTTTAGGTAAATCAGCCATTTATCATTTCCTCCTTATTGTTTTCATTATGTCCTCAAAAGACATATTCTTTTTTGTGTATCTATAATAAGCTTTTTTGTAATCAACTCCGTATTTGATACACATCGTTTTAAGTGGCAAAAAGTTTCCTTTGTACGAAATCATTATATTGTCACTCTTATTTCTGTTTTGTTCAGCTCTAGTAACCCACCTACAGTTATCTTTGCAATAATTTCCTTTAGAATCAATGCGATCTATAGTTAGTCCTTCTTTATAGCCTTCTCGCATATCTTCCCAGAACTCTTCAAAAGTTTCCCACTCAACACGAATGCCTTTAGCCCCATAATCTTTATATGATTTATTTTTCGGTCTCGAACATCTTTCGTTCATCAACCTCCATACGCCATATTGTTTAGTCTTAGACATTCCGTGTGTCTTGGTTCTTTCGCCAGCAAAGTTCCTAGAAGACATACAACCGCAAGATTTAGAACCTCCATCTCTAAGGTCAGACATGTTAACTTGCTTAATGTTTCCGCAATCGCATTTGCAAATCCAATTATAAGTACCCCTTTTTTTATTTTTATTTCCCCTTTCAAGCACAACGAGCTTACCAAATCTTCTACCTGTGTAATCTACAAAATAACTCATAGTATAACCTCCTTTAAGTTAATTATACCATGTTTAGATTGTTAACGCAAAGCAGAACCAATTAGATGGTGCTTTCAGCTGAACATGTAAGGTCTAGGGTAACAAGTTCTTTAGGCTTAAGTACTTTAGCCCCATAAACATGAAGTCCCTTTACAGCGTCACTAAACGAGTTTTCAGGTCTGTATTTTTCAGTTTTCATAATCTGTTCAGCGTAACCAATCGCTTCTTTAGTTCTCATTAAGCAGTAAGTTTGTGCTGCATCAGGATCAGTACCAGTACCGATTAAGTTGTTTGACATGTAAACCATCATACCAAGTTGAGTCGAGTTACCGATTTTACCACTTGCAATTGTTTTACCTGTGTCTGTGTAAACGATATCAGCAAGAATCATCTTGTTTAATACGTAAGGTGATACTTCTAAGCACATATCGCCATCATCAACGTTGTTAGCCATTAAGATTGTCTTAGCTTTCATGAGTGTTGATAATACGTTACCTGATGTTAATGAACCTTCTGTAATAGTTACACCAGCATCTACATATTTACCAGCTACGAATGCATCGGATCTGTTCTTAAGACCGATAATTGCTTTTCTAATACCTTCTTGCAGTACGCCACCAGTTGTTTGCTTTTCGTCTACATCATCGATATAGAATGCGAAAAACTTAGATTCGGTGATTTCTAACCATCTTGATTCATCTTGAAGTTCTTCAGGTGTAATAACTGTTGAATTTGGTGTGTAATCGCCGATAGTAGGCTCGTTGATTGAGTTGATTTTAACTCTCGAACCCTTACCTTTGATTTCACCACTCCAAGAAGTAGTACAGTTCTTAACTAATACGTGTTTTTTATCCAGTTCTTTAAGAATTTTACTGGACCACAGTTCCGGAATAAAGTTTTTTACTGACATATGTTTCCCTCCTAATTAAAATATCCCGACTTTTCAATCGCTGCGTAGTTCTTTTCAATCCATTTAGATCTCTCAGAACTAGGCATTGATGCTAAAGTCTTCTCTATTTGTTCATGTGATAAAGTTGCTTCTTTAGGTGCTGTTTGTTTTAATTCTCCTGTTGATGTATCTTTATTTTTAGCAAGTTTCTTTAGAGTGTCTTGTTCAGTTCTAGTCTTGATATCTTTAAGAATGTGATCAGTGTACGCTTCTTTCATGGATTCGCCATTCTCGTACGCTCTCAATACCTCTTCAGGTAGATTATTAACGTCTAACTCTTGTGAAAACGTCCCACTGTCTAATTTCTTTTGATGCCACTCGATAAAACTTTCCATATCTCTTGTTTTCTTGTCTTGCTGGTTACCAAATGAATTTGCAACAAATTCTTCAGCAGCTTTTCTAGCAGCTTCTTCACTCATTCCATTGTCTACATATTCTGAATACTTGTCATTAATTCGAATATCTCTTACAAATTCAGCGCCGTTATCATATCCCGACTCTTTCATGTAATCGTCTAGCCACTTGTAATGCGGCATGTTAACCTTCGACTCTAATTCAGAAAGTTTTTCTTTGTATCTAGGTAACGCACTACCCATTTCAGCAGCTTCTCTAAGTTCCTCGATACTCTCAAACTTTTTAGCGTTCTTGTCAAATTGGATTTCAAACCTATCTAAAAAAGCTTGATTTGCTTCTGTGTAATCAGGTTCTGCTTCTTCTGCTTCTCCTTCTTCGGATGGCATTTCCTCTGTAGGTTCTTCAAAATCAACTGATTCCTCAACTACTTCTTCTACTCCCTCTTCTTCCGAGAATAGTTGTAAATTAAACTTGTATTTAGTCATTGGCATATGACTCCTTTCTTGTTAAAACAATCCCTGGCATGGGATATAACTTTAATTACATTATACTGCAAAACTTTTTGCACTGCAAATTATTTTGCATCAGGTAACTCGTACTTAAACTCTATAACTGGAAATTGTACACTACCTAGAGTTTCGATTACCGTCCTAGTGCTTAGTAATTTAGCTTGTGGGTGTTTGCCTAGGAGAATACTCCTAAGCTTGTTGTATGGGTTAATTTGGTTAAATTCTATTACTTCCTCTTCTTCACCTACAAATTCATAGGTTTCTTTAATCATCGCTCCGACTTTTGTCATTATTGCCCTCCTAACATGCCTTTGACAGCTTCTTTTAATTGTTCAGGGTCTAGGTTAGCCATTTCTTGTTGCACTTCAGGTGGCTGAGACTCCATAAACATCATTATAAACTGGTCAAGTAATTGTTGATCGTCATTTTCTTGGATAAGTCCATCTAAGTCTTTGATTAAATCACTAGGGATACGTTTGAATATGTCGTTAGAGTTCTTGATGATACCTCTATCCCAAAAGTCCATTAAGAACTGTGTAGATGTTACCTCAGACCATTGTGTTGATGCTCCAACGTCAATTCTAGTAGTGAAATTCATATCTGCGTAATCTGTGCCAGTAAACTCTACAACTTCGCCCTCTTCATCTTTCATCTTTCTAGTGATGTTGTACTTGGTCTTGTAGAAATCTTCCCATATAAGCGCTACTTGCTCTAAATAATCGTATAATCTACGCTTGTATGTTTCATTAGGGATGTTTGCTTGTTTGATTTGAGTTAATAAAGCTGCAGCATTCTCAGGTCTAGCTTCACCTTTGATATTTTGGTTAACTCCTGCTAAGTCTTGCGTTCTTGTGATTCCCTCTTCTACTGATTTATCAACATCAATAGTCATGGCTGTAGGCTGTACATATGTCATAGCGTCGCCAATTCTTGTTTGAGGTGATGCGTTAACAGGGTTTACGCTACCAATAGCATTACTAAATGATCCTAGCATATTCTTATTGTATAATACTTTAGGAATAGCCAACATCAAAGCATGTTTGTGTCTTGCTGCTTGTTGTAAGTTAACTACACGTTGATTCTCTAAGTAACGAGTCATTTCGGCCTCACCATAGATAAATCTCTTTCTAGGCTTGTAAGTGAATACAGCTATAGGGTATCTAGTTAACTCTGTATCTTTCCAATCCTCTATTACGATGTTCTTAGTAGTTAATGAAGAGTGAATAACATCATCAATCTTTTTAAAGTTAACAACTAGCGTGCCTAAATCGTCTTTGCTCTTAGTATTATCTTGTTCTGTATCAGTCTTTTCGAATGCCGCGTAAGTACGTTCCTCTTCGTCGGTCATAATCATTTCAATTTGTTCTTCAGGTACGCCTTTTTGTTTAGCTAATTCTCTTAACTCTGTTACTGTCATTCTGATAACGATTTTATTCCATGGTTGCTTTTGGATATCTACTTCATGCGGGTTAGCAACGTATAAATCAATCATATCTACTAACTGGCCATTGATGTCTCCAATGGATACAAAGCTATTACCCATCTTGATTGAATCATCCCACCACCAGTAACTAACGCCAATACCTTGAATAGCAC